TGGAAAGGATATAAAAAGGTAGGTACACAGAAATTATTTGGTAAAACCTACAATCGTTGTGAAAAAGAAGAGTTTTCTAATTGGAGATCTGAAATTGAGGAGGGTGCTGCTTGGACAAAAAAGTCTGGTAAAAATCCTGAAGGTGGATTGAATGAGAAAGGGAGAAAGTCTTATGAAAGAGAAAATCCTGGTTCTGATCTAAAAGCACCAAGTAAGAAAGTAGGTAATAAAAGAAGATCATCTTTTTGTGCCAGAATGAAGGGTATGAAAAAGAAATTAACTTCTGCTAAGACTGCAAGAGATCCAGATTCAAGAATAAATAAATCACTTCGTAAGTGGAACTGTTGATAGATTATGAATGATAATGTATACCTTGGCAATCCAAATTTAAAAAAGGCAAACACTGCTCACGAGTTTACAGAGGAGCAGATAATAGAGTTTGTCAAATGTAAAGAAGACCCAGTTTATTTTGCAAGAAATTACATCAAGATTGTTTCCCTTGATGAGGGTTTGACTCAGTTTCATCCTTATGATTTTCAAGAAAAGTTAATTAAAAACTTCCATGAGAACCGTTTCAACATATGCAAAATGCCTCGGCAGACGGGTAAATCTACTACATCTGTATCATATCTTTTACATTATGCTGTTTTTAATGATAGTACAAACATTGGTATCCTT